TAAGGAGCAAGTTCCGTTCGCGGCAGCTAATGCGTTAAATAGCGTTGCGTTTAGGATGCAGAAGTTCGAGAAGATAAAGGCTCAAAAAGAAATAGACCGACCAATCCCATTTACGTTACGCGGGTTTAGGGTAAAAAAGGCCAGCAAAACTAGGCTTGAGGCAAGGTTATCAATAGCGCCTATCCAGTGGGAGTACTTGCAGCACATAGTTCAACCTAGCGTTAGATACCCTAAAAAGAAATTCATAGGCGTTCCAGCCAAAGGGAATATAAAGCTCAATAAGTACGGCAATGTTCCTGGCAAGGCAAAAGGCTTGCTTAAAAACAAAAGCCACTTCATCGCCACGATAAAAGGTGTTACCGGCGTATGGGAGCGAGGCAAGACAAGCAAGAAAGGGAGGTATTCATCAAGAGCAAAAAATGGCGAGAAAACCGTTCGATTAATTTACAGATTTAAAAGCCAAGCAAGATATAAGCGAACGTTTAATTATTTTCAGCACGCAGAAACAATAATAAACACATGGTTTCTTAAGGATTTGGAAAGAGAGCTGACTAAGGCTATTAGGAGTGCGAGATGAGCATAGATAGGTACGGCGCATTGCTTCACGCGCCTTGGGAGAGAGGATCGGAAAGCAATAGAATTAGCTGTCTATGGGCCGAAGATAGCAATGAGTTTGAAATAATAGTCCCTGACCAATTAAGGGATCTGCTCATCTATATGCAAAATGAGCTTAGTATTAAATATACTGAGCTTAACGCCGCCAAAAGAAAGGTTGTCAGCCTTGAGTCTGAAAGTAAGCGATTCTTTCCGCGAGAAAGCAAGTAGATGGCAATAGCGAAGCAAGCCAGCCCGCAAATGGAGTGGAGTATGTCGGCTCTAGGGAATGAGTACGGCATAGACCGAAGGACAGTAGCAAAACTACTCGAAGGAATTGCGCCAAGTGGTAGCGCAAGAAACAACCCTACTTATCAAATTAAAGATGCTTCGGTTCCAATTGTAAAATACCTGCTTGGTGCGCAAACATTCAATGAGGGTGAGCACTTCGACCCTGATAAATTGGCTCCAAAAGATAGAAAGGATTGGTACGACTCAGAGCTAAAACGAATACAACACGACAAGGTAACTGGCGAATTAATACCCGCTGATAGAATTGCCAATGCTGATGCAGCTAAGAACAAGAAAATAGCGTTATCACTAGATACTATGGCTGATGTATTAGAGAGGGATGTAGGGTTATCAACTGAGCAGGTTAATGCGGTAAATAGAATTATTGACGCTGTTCGGAATGATTTGTACGCGAGTTTAACGGAGGACGAGTAAGTGTGTGAGTGCTGCAAAGAAGATTCCGGGCTACCATCAGAGGATGGTGACAAAGAAAACGTCTGCTCAAAACAGTTAGCAGAATCCTTGACGGACGCAATAAGATGTGTTGCTAGCGATATAAATAATGCTCAAGGAGACGATATTGACAGATAAGGAATGCCAGTCTATTGCTGCGAATTATCCGATCTCATGGGCAGATATTAGGAATACTTTTAATCGCGTGATTAATGGATAGATTTGCAGATATAGAGCAAATACAGCGAGACAACGCTGAAATACTCCGACCACCAAGGCGGCTAACCGTCCCTGAAGCGGCAGAGCAGTACGTGTATCTAGATACTCCGGGCGGATATGCGGGGCCGTGGAAGAACGACTTGCCTCATTACATGGTTTTGCCTGCCGAATGCCTTACTAGCCGCGATTATGAGGCTGTAGTCTTTTCAGGCCCAGCACAAACCGCCAAAACAGCAATGCTTGTCGATAACTGGCTGGCTCACACAATAACGTGCGACCCAGCCGATATAATGGTTGTCCAGACCGCACAAGACACCGCACGAGATTACTCTAAGCGTCGAGTTGATCGGTTTTTATCTGCGAGCAAGGATCTTAAAAACAAACTCCGAAAAGGCGGCAGCTCAGATAATACCTTCGATAAATTCTTTCGGTCGGGAATGATACTCTCTCTTGGATGGCCCACCAAAAACCAATTGGCTGGTAAAGCTATCGGCAAAATGGCGCTCACTGATTACGATAGGATGCCAGACGACATAGATGGTGAGGGTGCCGCGTTTTATCTTGCCAAAAAGCGAACAACCACATTCTTGAGTCGCGGCATGACAATGGCTGAAGGCTCTCCGTCAAAACCCATCCTTGATCCAAAGTGGGAGCCTAAAACCCCTCACGAAGCGCCTCCAACAAAGGGCATACTTGGCCTATACAACTCAGGCGATAGGCATAGGCTGTACGGCAAGTGCGAGCACTGCAAGGAATATTACATGCCTAAGCCGGGCATTGAGGCTATGCACATACCAGAGATAGGCGGAGAGCCTGATTTGGATAATATCGGCCTTATTTGCACTTGTTGCGGCAGCGTAAATACAGATGAGAGATTATTTAAGAAGAGCGTGACATGGCTAAAAGAGCATCAAACAATAAATAGTGACGGCATTAAATCTGGAGATGGTCGGAAAAGCAAGATAGCATCATTTCTTATGGTCGGATGGGCTGCCGCATTCCAGTCGTGGTCGTCAATTGTGCGAAACTATTTCCACGCTAAGGATATTTACGATAGAACGGGTGATGAAGAGGCGCTAAAGAATACCACCAACTTGGATCAGGGCGCCCCATACCTTGATAAAACCCTATCCAATACTAGAAGTCATGCCGAGATAGAATCAAGGGCCGAACCTACCGAGAAGCGAGTCGTTCCTGATTTCGTTCGATTCCTGTTAGCCACGATTGATGTGCAAAAAGGAATGTTTGTTGTTCAGGTGGAGGGGTTTGGCGATCAGCTTGAGAGCTATATCATTGACAGGTTTAATTTGAAATTAAGCTATCGTGACGATGAAAGCGGAAACTCTCAGCCATTAGATCCCGCCGCATATCTAGAAGACTGGGACGTTATAATTAAAAACGTATTAGAGAAAAAATACCCAATCGTCGGAACGGATAAAGAGATGCCAATTCTAAAGGTTGCTTGCGATTCAGCCGGAAGGCACATAAGTAAAGGTGTCGGCGTTACTGAAAAAGCGTACAATTTCTGGAGAAAGCTTGCAAAACTCGGGTATGCTCATAAAAACCCTATGCTGAGCCGATTCCTTCTAGTGAAAGGAGGAAGTACACCAAACGCTAAAGATGTCAGAGAGACATTTCCTGGGTCGGACGGGAGAAAGGATCGAAAAGCAAGCGCAAGAGGCGAAATACCAGTGTATTTATTGAACACAAACACGCTAAAAGATAATTTATCGAACGATTTAGATAGGGCTGACGCAGGCCCGAGATATACACATTTTCCAGTATGGCTAGGCAGCTTCTTTTTTGCTGAGCTAACCGCTGAAATACGAACTCCAAAGGGGTGGGTAAATCCATCGAATAGGCGGAATGAGGCGTTCGATTTGATGGTTTATGCTAGGGCTTTGCTAAAAATAATAGGCGGCGATAAAATAAACTGGAATAATCCCCCGTCATGGGCTAAAATGACAAATGACAACGCTATTATTAACAGCGGGTTCAATAAAGAGTCAAGACAGCGCAGAGTAAGAAGCAAAGGAGTTCAGTTATAATGGCTCCATTTTTTTTGGCCTAAAACTGAAGTGAGTACTTACTTCACCATGAGAGACTTATAGTGGCAGGAATTTCGTTATCTCAAGCTGAGGCCAAATTAGCCATATGGCTTGCGGCAGAAGACAAGGTCGCGTCCGGGCAGTCGTACAGCATTGCCGATAGGTCTTTGACGAGAGCTGACCTGAAAGATATACGTGAAACTATCACCTATTGGAATAATCAGGTTCAGCAATTGAGTCGCGGCGGCATAAGAATACGAAGAGGTGTCCCACTGGGATGAAAGCCAACTTCAAAGTAGGGCGCGAAAGAGTGGAGGTAGCCGAAAACGTCTTCGATAAGATGGTGCGTTTCTTCGACCCAATAAAGGCAGAAAAAAGATTCAAAGCAAGAGTAACATCCGCATTAGTTAGCGGCTACTCAGGCGGATCGAAAACAAAAAGAACAATGTCTGAATGGGATGTTACTGGAGGAGACTCAGATTCCGATATCCTACCAAACCTTCAGACTATCAGGGATAGATCAAGTGATTTAGTTAGAAATGTTCCGATTGCAACAAGCGCGATAAATACAGCGGTAACAAACGTTATTGGGTCTGGGCTAAAACTGCAATCGAGAATAGATAGGTCATACCTTAAGCTCGATGATGATCAAGCTGATAAGTGGGAGTCCACTGTAGAGCGCGAGTTCAAGCTATGGGCGGAATCAAAGAATAGTGACGCAGCAAGAACCGTCGATTTTTACGGCCAACAGAGCCTAGCTTTTAGGTCAGTATTGGAGAGAGGGGATATATTCTACCTTACTCCAGAGATTAAACGGACAGGAG